GGGCGAGTTCTACAATTTTGCGCTCGTAGCTCCTGAACGGAACAACCACGGACATCTCGTCCTCGATCGCTTGAAGGACATATACCGAGGGCGCATCTTCATGCAGACACATATCGACGAGCGTACCGCCAAGCCCACCAAGAAGCTCGGCTGGCTCACAACCGACCACACTCGAGACCTCATGCTCGATGAACTGGTCGATCTTGTTGAGGAGGGGAGTGTGAAGATAAACTCGCCCATGCTAAAATCAGAGATGATGACCTTCGTCACAAGCCCCGACGGCAAGCGGGAGGCGAAGACCGGCATGCACGACGACCGGGTCATGGCGCTTGCAATCGCCGTGAAGGTCGCCCGGATGCCAAAAACCAGCTTCGGCATTTACACCATCTCGTAGAACCCTATGGCACAGACCAAAAAGAACATCCGCCAACGGATCGGTATTTTCATCAAGGGTGTCGGGGAGGCGCTTGTCTACTCCGGAACGTCCGGGAATGACAGCGTCGAAGCGCTCACCTCCGTCATGTTCGGCGGGTTCTCGCTCGGTGGTCACCGCATATCCGTGGATGCGCTTTATACGATCTGGCGTAATAGCGGCGACGTCCTCGCTTGCGTTCGTGAACTTTCCGAGAATTGCGGCAGTGAAGGATACGAATGGGAGAACGTCATCGACAACTCCGAAGACCCAAACCCGAAGTCAGTGGCGGATGCCGAGTATGCGCTCAATGCTTTCGGCTCGATGAACCGATGGAAAGCAACCATGATCCGTGACGTGGAGGTCACGGGTAACTCGTACAATCTCGTCGTGAGGAACCCGGTCGGCAAGGTCGTCGGCATCGACCGCATCGACCCGCGCACAATCTCGGTGGTGACTGATAAGTTCGGCACAATTTTGAAGTGGGTTCAGCGTGTCGGCGCAGACGTGAAGACGTTCGCGCCGGAGGACGTGCTCCATTTTTACCTTATTGCAGACCCCAACAGCCCGGTATTCGGCTTCTCCGCGCTCGAGGCGATCATCTGGGACGTGCGCACCGACCTCGCCTCGATGGTCTCGAACTACTCATTTTTCCAGAATGACGCCACGCCGGCCGCGCAATACATCGCCGATGACGGTATCACCGACGCCGAGCTCGATCGGGCAGTGCGCATGCTCCAAGAACAGACAAAGGGCGCTGACAAACGCCACAAGTCAGTCATTTTGAAGGGTATCAAGGAGATCAAAACTCTCTCGTTCTCGAACAAGGACATGGAGTTCGCGGCTCTGCGCGCGTTCACCACCGAGAAGGTTTGCGCCGCGCTTGGTGTGCCGAAAGCGATCCTGAACTACACCGACAAGGTGAACCTCGCCAACGGGCAGGAGCAGACCGAGAAGTTCTGGCAGGGCACCATCGAACCGCTCCAAGAAGCAGTCGCCGACTTCATCAACCGCAAAGTGCTCCCGGCGCTCGGGATCGAGGACATTCGCATCTCCTACAAAACCAAGTCCTTCCAAGATAACCAATGGCTTGAGGACTCGACTCGTGCGGATGTTGAGCATGGTATTTTGACCGTGAACGAGGCGCGTGAGATGCGCGGCTTTGATAAGTACGATCCAGCAGTCGATGGGGACATTGTCGATAAACCCCTCATCTGGCCGGGCGCGTCGGTGCGCCCGCTCGAAGACGTGGGCACCGATCTGACGCTCCAGCCAATTCCGGATACCATCGGTTCATCATCTGCATCCGCGGCGGATCGCATCCGTCAAGCGGCAAAGAAATGGAACTATGGACGTACTGACCTCAAACGCGCCGCTCTCTCCCGGAACGGTTGAGGCGGCAGTCCATTACGTTGAGCACAAGTCACGCGCCATCCGTCGTCGGAACGGGGCGTGGCTTTCGCGCGTAGAAGTTCGGCTCCGAAATCGACTCGTGCGTCGTTTCAAGACACAGATGAACTGGGTTGTGGATGAGATGAGCAAGCTCTCATTTTTTGAACAGACCCCCAAAAGTATCGTTCGCATCGAACGCAAGGCGGCCGAAGATGAGGTGGAAAAACTCGTCGGTGATTTACCAGAGAATGAGTACATCGCCGAGGACATCGTGGTCACCTCCCGGACGAGCTATCGAAAGGGTGCGAGAACGGCTGGCGCAGACATCGACATCGGGAAATATGGCATCAGCTTCGACATCGTGAACGGTGACGCGATCCAGTATCTCCAACGCTTGCGTGACCTGCATCTCTCAAACTTCCGAGGATCGATCAGTCGCACCACCCGAGACCGTATCCGAAAAATACTTATCGACGCGGCGCAGAGTGGGCAGAGCTATGCTGACACCGCGCGGCAGATCAGAGAGCAGGCAAACGCCGGGGTATTCTCACAAGCGCGCGGAGAGCTCATCGCCACGAATGAAGTGGGGAACGCCTACTCACAAGGAAACATGGACATGGTCGACCGTTTCACCGAGAAGGTGGGCGAGGTCGATGCGTGGAAACGATGGGAGATCGTCTCGAACGAGCTCGATGACGAATGTGATGACAACAACGGCGAGGGTTGGGTTCCCACCCACCACGTCTTCTCATCCGGTGACACCGCCCCCCTTGCACACCCACGTTGTCTCTGCTTCCTCTCCTTCCAAGTTACGCCGAAGGGTGAGGAGCCCACGGACTGACGCGCTCGACATTCTAAAAGTGATATAATCTGTGAAAGACCTATAACTCTCTCCTATGCCCATGAAACCATTCTCTTTCCAAATGGCGGTCAAAACCGCCGAGAAGTCGGTGAACGCCGCCGGCAAGAACGTCGTCACCATCGAGGGCTTTGCCTCGACGCCTGACATCGATCGCTACAACGACATCGTCGAGCCGACCGCCTTCACTGGAGCGCTCGAAATGTACATGAAAAACCCGGTTCTATTGCGTTCTCATCAGCCGGACGTACCGGTCGGAACCGTCTCGAGCGCCATCGTGACCGATAAAGGGCTCAAGGTTGTGGGGGAGATCAATGATGAGCAGACCCAGACCGAGATACTCGATGGTCGCATGCGCGCGATGAGCATCGGGTATATACCGCTCACCACGGAACTCCGTCACAAGGACGGCTCCGCGTTTGATCCGCTCAACGACAGCCCGTGGGATAGTGACATCGTCCGCGTAATCAAGACGCTCGACCTCGTTGAGATCAGTATCGTCTCCACACCCGCGCAGGGCAACGCGCTTTTCACGATCGCCGAGTCAGTCAAGAAGGCCTTCCAGTCCCTCGCGTATAAAGGCATGGGTATGATCGCTTCCGAGGCACCTGCACCCGCTCCTGCACTCAAGGACGGTGAGGCGGCGACCGGAGCCGAAGCCCCGGCGCCCGCGGCCGCGCCAGTGGAGGAAGCGAAGCCGGAGAACGACAACAAACCGGATGAGGAAGCAGATGCGGATGAACCGGCACCTGAACCTAACGAGAAACCAGCCGAAACTCCGAACGCGGAGAAACCGGCGGAAGACGCTGAAAAGGCCGGTGAGAAACCGGCCGCCGATGGCGGAGAAGCCCCGGCCGCACCTGCGGCGGGAGGCGAGGCACCGAACGCGGAGGCGAAACCGCAGGAGAACGCGGAAGGAGCGAAGCAGGTCTCGATAGACGCCAAGATGGTCGAGGAGCTCACTGCGCTCATGAAGGGCGTGGGTGTTGAGCTCACCGGCCTCATTGAGGCGGAAAAGGCCACCGAGGGGACAGTCAAAATCCCCGACGCTCTGAAAACCTTCATCGTGGAGCTCGCACGCTTCGCGGCGAAGGAATACAAGCGCGCCGAGGAACTGACCGCCGCCGCAGGTCGGTCAATCAAAGTCCATGGGCAGTTCGACGCCGAGCCGTCATCCGACAAAAAGGAGACGCTCGAGGCCGGCTGGCTCTCAAAACTTCTAAAAACATAACCCATTCCTATGCCTGACATTCTTCAAGTAATCACCAAGGCGGGATACGTCCCGGAGAAGAAGGCAAACGAGGTGGTGAACACCGGCGCATCCGGCAACGGTTCCGAGTTCATCCCCTACGAGGTCTTCTCCTCGATCGTCCTTGACGTTCTCCCGAAGCGCCCGGGGCTTCTCCAGCTTCTTCCGGGCAACCACGGTATCGGCCTTCCGAAGAAATACACTGCGGCATGCCGCGGTCTCTCGGTCGGTGACATCGAGTTTGAGGGGAAGTCACAGTGGACGACTGGCACCGCCTCGCAGACCGAAGACGACCACTCACAGCAGTCCGGTGCGACCAAGCAGGTGAGCATCTCGCAGAACTCCTTCATCGCCGAGATCGACATCTCCGACGAGGAGCTTCGCTACGCAGGTGCGAACATCGAGCAGTATCTCCGCGACCGGTTGGCCGATGGGATGCTCTACACGGCCGATGCGCTCATCTTGAACGGTGACACCGAGACCGGTGGCACCGGGAACGTGAACCTTGTCGACGCGGCACCGAACTCGAAAAAGTATTACCTCAAACAGGATGGAGCTCGGAAGCTCGCCTACGCAGGGAGCTACAAGGCCGACCTCTCGACGCTCGCTATCGGCGACTACGCCACCTTGCTCGGTGGGATCGGCGAGTATGCGACCGTTCCGCAGGACGTCCTGTTCGTCCAGCCGATACAGGTCACGATGAAGGCGCTCCAGCTCGACGAGATCATCAAGGTTGCCAACTCGGGTGACCGTGCATCGATCCAGAGCGGTCGCGTTCCGACTCCGTTCGGCTCCGAAATCCTCACCCACCGCGCCGTGAAACTTGCGGACGCCACGGGTCGGGTATCGAATACCGGTGGCAATAACACCAAGGGCTCAATCGTCACGCTCTACAAGCCGGCAATCCAGTACGGTTGGGGGCAGGACTTCAAGCTCGAGGCGGTTCGTGTCGCAGGTTACGGCTGGCGGCTCGTTGCCACGTTCGACTTTGGCTTCACCATCGTCGACTCCGGCACGTCGCTCACCAACCCGTCCGTCTACCTCGGCTACAACGTCACCGTCTAACGACGGCGATGGCCTCTCCTTGCCCCTTCGGGGGCAGGACAGAGGCCGGCGCTTCCGGCATTTACTCATCATCCAAAACCGACCTATGCAGTACGACTTGAAAAAACTCTCGCCTGATCTGATCGTGGAGCTCACCTTCCACGGCAAGGAGTCGACCAAAGTGAAGCTCACCAAGAGCATTGAGAAAGTGGTCGTCGAGCCCGGCGAGGTCGTTGAGGCAACCGTCGCAAACGCCAAGTATCTGCTCGGGGCATATCCGACGCTCTGGTCGTTCAAGGGCGATGCGCCTGTGCCGGCACCGACGAAGCCAGCGCCCGCTCCAACACCCACCGCTCCCGCGCCAGAGGCGCCAGAGGCGCCTGCCGCTGGAGATGACGGTGAAGCGGACGAGGAAGGCGAGGAATAACACACAACGTCTATGAGCTCACCCAACGACTTCAACGTACACATCGACGCTCCTGCGCAGTATGCGCAGGGCTCCATCACCTACGGCGACCCCACCGAAGGAGTCCGTGCGACCGGACAGGTGACCATTGTCGACTATCTCAAAGCAAAGCTCACTGCCGCTACACAAACCCTCACGCTCTCCGGCGCAATCACGCCGGGATCGCATGCAGTCGGCACACTCACCTCCACCGGAGTCACCCCGATCGACGGTGAAACCGTCACTATCGGATCGACCGTGTATCGATTCAAGACCGTGATGGCACAGGCATACGACGTCCAGCAGGATGTCGATGCCGCCGTATCACTCGACAACCTCAAAGCCGCGATCAACGCCTCCGGTACGCCGGGTGTGGAATACTTTGCCGGAACCCTCGTACACCCGACCGTGATCGCCACCACGAATACGGACACCACGCAGGTCGTGCAGGCACGCACCCCGGGCACCGCAGGAAACGCTATCGTCACAGACGATGACAGCGCGCTCCTCTCATGGGGCGGAGCGACACTCGCGGGAGGCGTGGCTGGCGAAACGGTCACCATCGATGGACGGGTGTATACGTTCATTGACGCGCTCACGGAAACCTCCGGCGCGGCCGCGATCGTCGATCAAGTGCTTCATGGGGGCACGACCGCCATCGCTCTCGATAACCTGAAACTCGCCCTGAACGCCGGAGCCGGGGCGGGGACGAACTACTCGACCGGCACGACGGCTCATGCGACCACCAATGCCACCACCAACACCGACACGACACAGGTGATCGCGGCTGATACCTCCGGCGCGGCGGGGAACTCCATCGCGGTCTCCGAAGCGCTCGCCAACGGATCATGGGGCGCCGCAACTCTCGCTGGCGGGTACGATAACCTCACCGTGACAGTGAACGGCACCGCTCTCGTTCAAGGGAGTGACTGGAACGCCGGCGCATCCAATAACGCCGCGGCCACCGCGCTCGCATCAGCCATCAATGCGCTTGCCAACATCGGTGCATCAGCCAATTCCGCCGTAGTGACCATCACCGCGGATGAAGCGAACACCACCGCGAACGGGTACGCCCTTGTGACTTCCAGCGCGCCTGCGGCGACCGTCTCGGGCGCGACACTTTCCGGTGGAGTGAACCCGGACACGGTCACCGTAAACAGCCAGACCTACAAGTGCGTATCTCCTGCGACTGATCCGGATGAGTTTGCTAACATCGCCGGACTCACGGCACTCATTGAAGCGGATGCTGACCTCACGGCAACCTCGGATGGAACGACAATAACGATCAAGGCCAGCGCGACCGGGGTTGCAGGAAACTCCATCGATCTCGCCGTTGGCGGATCAAACGCAGGCACGCTCGCGGTTTCTGGGGCGACACTGTCCGGCGGCACTGACGGCGACTACTCCTCCGTGATCGACCTCGGCGGCGACTATACCGGGCTCGACGTAGTGGTCACCATCACGGCACTCTCTGGTACTGCCCCGACTCTCACTGTGACCCCCTACGTCTCGCTGGACGGCACGAACTGGGTCGCGCGCACTGCCACCGCCGCTTTGAACGCCACCGGATCAACCGAGCTCTCGGTGACCAATCCGCTCCGCTACCTCAAGTTCCTCTACGACATCGGCGGCACCGAGAACCCGACCGCCACCGGAGTGATTCGCGGAGTTCCGAACGCAGTATAGAACCAAAAAATAACCAAGCCGGGTGCGGCGGTCGTCGTTCTTCGGCGACCGCCGTTTCAAAAGGGTGATACACTTTAGGACTATGCCCACGCATCTCTACGTTTCCACAGACGAACTCAAGACCTATCTCGGCATCAGCGGCTCGGGGGAGGATACGCGGCTCGCCATGCTCAACAAAGCGGCGACCCAGATGCTCAACAACCTCCTGTCGGTCTCCGAGCTCTCCACCCACCTCGTCGAGGACGAGGTGCACGATGCAGTGGGAAAACAGCTTTTTGCTCTCGGCGATCTACACGTTCGTTCGATCGCCGAGATCATGAACGACACCACCGAGTACACCCAGACGGATGCCTACGACATCGACAACTATCTCCTCAAGCTCGAGAACATCGTCTCCGGTGGCCTGCGCAAGCTCCTCATCTCCTACGTTGCGGGCTGGTATCCGGCCGGCTGGACGACCATTACGGTCACCGATTATAGCGCGATCGTAGTCGGGAAAAAGATCGCAATCACGCCGAGCGGGGGGTCGGCGACGAACTTCACCGCCGGCACCGACTTTTCCGCCGCGACCTCGAACGCCGTGACCGCGACCAATATCGCCGCGGCGATCAATGCCTCCACGGTCGCCTATGCCTATGTGGTCGGGGCGGTGGTCACGGTGATCGACCTCACTGCCCAGCGGCAGAACACTGCTATCACCTACGATGGCTCTGGGCTCACGCTGGGAGCCGCTACGCTCAACGGAGCGGTGGACTTCCCAGAACCCCTCCGGATGGCCGTCTGTGAGCTCGTGGGAGGCATGCGGGCGAAGGCAAAGGCCAACGGGGTGCGCCGGTACACCATCGGCTCCAAAACGGTCGAGTTCGCCACCGAGCAGAGCTTTGAGAGCTTCAAGGCATCCACGAACGGATACCTGCGGGCGACCGTCAAAGCGATATGATCGGCGCGAATACCACGATCACCACCTACCGTCTCGCTGACTCCGGCGTGAAGTCAGAATACAGCGGGACAGCGACGCTCACCGGGATCGATGCGTATATCGAGAGCATCCGATCAGAACTACAGAGCGTTTTGAATGTGCAACCCGGATACGAAGTGTTCACCTGCCACATTGACCCCGCAGACGTGAAGGTGGGGGACAAGGTCATTGACGCCGCATCGGTCGAATATCGGGTGCATGGCATCGAACGCCATGAAGGAAACGATGACGTTGAAGACCTCTACATTCTGACCCTCTACCGCGCCGCCACGTTCCACGCATAAAATCTATGCTCCAGATCAAGTTCAACAAAGGAAGCTACGATGCCATCGTATCCCTCAAGGACTACGAGAACGGTGAGGGCTTCCGACGTGGGATGGAGATCGCCATGGAGAACTCGCTCCTGCGGGTACAGGGACAGGCATCGACCTTTGCACCGTTCCAGACCGGCAACCTCAAACGCTCGATCACACACACTTCTGAAACCGCAGGAAAGACGATGACCGGTCACGTCGGCTCGAACCTTGTCTATGCACGCATCCAAGAACAGGGCGGCTACGCCGGGCGCGGGCACCGCGTGCACATCACCGGTCGTTTCTACCTAAAGCGTGCGGTGGAGGATAGCCGAGCGTTTATCCAAGAGCAGTTCCGCAAGTGGCTCATCATCAAGAAAATCTGATCTATGCCCGGTTTTGTATCCGTTGCGCAAAAACTCAAGACCACACTCGACCTCATCTCATCCTCCATCTTGCCGGTCACCTTTGAGTATCTCGAAACGATGCCCTCAAAGTTTCCGGCCGGGATGATAGTGCTCGAGGGATCACAGGGAGAGAGAGCGCGGGACACAAAATACAATGAGCTCACCGTCCGCTTCCGGATCATCTGTGTTTTCGCGGCGCAGGAGTCGCAGGGCGCGTTCGAGAAATGGCTCGGTCTCCTCGATGCGCTCGGTGATGAGTTCCGGAAATCAACCCACGAAACCCTCGACGGAGATGCGTTTTCCTTCATGATCGAGGGTTACGAGCAGTTTGCCGACAATCAGAGCTATGCACAGCCGGTCGTTGGCCTCTCTGTGAGAGTCGTCGCTAAAATGCTAAAATCCATCATGTAGACCTAACCACGATATTTTATGCCAGACACAAAGGCAGAAGCCCCGCGGAGGGAAGACGCGGTGGTGAAGCCCAAAAATAAATACATGTTTCCCGATGCCGGCATGACGGTCGAAGCCGACACCCTCGCAGAGGCGCAGGAGATATTCAAAAAGCTCTCCTCTAACCAGTAAACACTCCTATGGCCAATGAACACATCGGCCGTCTCCGCAAGATCGGACTCGGCAAAGAAAGCACCGCCGGCACCGCAGTCGCCGCGACGGACTGGCTCCCGAAGGAAGCGGGTGGCCTCACTCCGTTCTTCAATGCCGCGCGCGACAAGTCGAGCTTCGGCACCATCTTCGACCTCTCGGACACCTCGACAACCAAACAGAAATGCAAGGCGAAAATCGACGGCGTGTTCCGAGACAACTTCGGCGGGCATCTTCTGTATGCCGGTCTCGGCACCACTTACGTTTGTGCCAAGCTCGTGATGAGTGGTGGCTCTGGAACCTTCGTGGTGGGTGAGTCAATCTCGCAGGCCACCTCGGGCGCCACGGGTACCATTCGGCGCGTTGACGGTTCTGCCGGATCACAGACGGTCTATGCCTCGATCACTGGTGGGACGTTCAATGCATCCAATGTGGTCACTGGTGGAAGTTCGGGCGCCACGGGTACGCCGACCACCTTCAACAACAGCGTGCGCACGCACCTGTTTGCTCTTGCGAACACCAACACGCACCCGTCGTATACCATCTGGGAGTCCAACCCCGTCGAAACCATCAAGGCCGCCTACGGGATGATCGACACGCTCGAGTTCGAGCTTGCGATCGATGACTTCCTCAAGTTCCGATCCGAGTGGGAAGCAAAGAAGCACGCGACGGATACCGCGACTCCGGCCTTTACCACCTCGCAGTACGACTTCGTGGGTCGCATGGCCTCGCTCAAGGTCGCCTCTGCGCTCTCCGGACTCGCCGCGGCCTCTGCAATCGACGTGGCACACATCAAGCTCACCATCAAAAAGAACCTCAAGGACTATCAAAAGTTCGGTTCCATCGACATCCAGAGCCAGCACAACCAAGCCGTACAGGTGACCGGTGAGATCAGCGCGATCTTCAACGCCACAACCTACCGCGACTATGTCGCCAACTCCTCGAAGAAGGCGATGCGGATCACGCTTGCGAACACTGACGTGACCATCGGCTCCGCAGACAACCCGACTCTCCAGATCGACCTTGCGCAGGTCGGCTTCGTTGACTGGGGCTCCGAGGGTGGCGAGGATGACCTCGTCATGCAGAAGCTCGGCTTTGAGGCCATCTACTCCATCTCGGACGCAGAGGCCATTGTCGCGCTCCTTCAAAACACCAAGACCGCGGCCTACGACGCATAAGGCCGCGCGCCTCACTCGCGCGTGCAGTCGCGGTGAGGCGCATAGCGGGAAGTCCCGGTGAGGTGACGGCTTCACCGGGACAACCGCACACTGCACACATACTCACTAACTGCATACCCATGACCATCGAACTCTCAACAGGCGAGAAGGCAGTGATCCGAGACCGGGTCACCCACAAAGCACACCGCGAATATCAGAACGCCGTCCTCCGCGACGTCGTCTTCAAGAACGAAAAAAGAGCAGATGGTACTGACGTTGAGCCGTCGTTCAATCTCACACAGGACTCTGTCTCCGCCGCCGCCGAGGTTTTTGCCCTCGCCATGATCGAGCGGGTAGAGCCGGCCACCGGCACGCCATTCCCTCCGACCCATGAGTGGCTCGACAACCTCCCGCAGGACGACTTCATCAAGATCGACGCCGCGCTCATGAAGCTCAAGCGCGGGAAGGACGAAGACGCAAAAAACGAATAAGGGGAGTCCGGCGCTTCTTTTTCCGCGGTGGCTCCGGCAAGCTCCCCATCGAATATATCGATTACCGACTCATCAAAGACCTCTATCACTGCTCGCCGGATGAACTCGACGCGCAGGACTATGCCACCGTAGAGATGCACCGAGCGTTCATGAGCATCGACGCCGAGCAAGAGCGTTTCGCCCGCCTTCGCGGGGAACAACAGAGTCGGGTGAAATCACAGAAATAACCCTATGGCCGCCTTTGACTCTCTCGAGTGGCAACTCATCGTGAAGGACGACGCGACCCTCATGCTCAAGCGGGTGGCGGGTGCCCAGCGTGACCTTGCATCCGCCTCGCGTGAGGCCGGGGATGCAGTCACGAAGTCGACCTCCTCTTGGGGGGACGTGTTCAAGGGTGTGGCGCTTTGGGACATCGCCAAAGAAGGGGTCATCAAGTTC